TTCATGTTTTTGCTGAACGTTATTATCTATTCTTGCCCACGGATGGAAGGAGTCAGGTCGAGCATAAACGGCATCGCCCTTGGGTTTACCATATTGTTTTACTCCCCCCACTTTAAGCTTGGGTTCCCGTAAGCTATCCGTGGCATAATCTTTATTACGTTTGTAAAAGGGGTTGAGTTTATTTAAGGCTCCAATCCAACCTGACGCAATAAATCCAATGGTTGAATTTTTCTTCTTAATAAATTTTTCAATGGCCGTAGCCATGCTACTGCCGCTCAACCCTTTTTTATGACTGGCTTTTAATTGTTTATTAATTAAAATAGCTGCAAGGGGAGCTTTGGAATTGGTTCGGGAGGGAGAAAGTAAATTACTTCGGATACTTTCCGGAGTTGAATGTTTTGTTAAGTTTATAGCCGAACGACAAATAAACACGGCTTTCGTATTAATAATTTCCGAGGGTGCTCGTTTATTATACTGCGTATAGAGAGGCCACACTTTTTTCCACTCGGTCAAATCTAATTTGGCACTAAGATTAATCATAATCCTTTTGTGGTGGAGTGACAAATCATTCGCATATATGAATTGGTCGGGTCAATTTTAATACTCTCTATGCGATAGTTGGAATTATCCAAGGTATAATATATAATCTGTTGGGGAGATGGCATTCCATTCGAAAAAATTGCCGTGTAATCGCCCTCACTATAATCAAAGAGGCGCACGGTAGCCGTCAATAATTTTACAATCTGATATCCCCCCAGTTCCAATTCCCGATTGAACATGGTTATACTCGGAATAAAGTTATAAGAGTTTCCTTGCCACTCAAAGGTGGGATTGTCCAAATCAGCTTCAATGGTTTGAAGGTCAGTTACGATATCGTTGCGGAGACTCATATTAAAAATGGGTGAGATGAGTTTTTACTTCACCTCACCCATGTTGTTTTATTTATATATTTTATTTAGACTTAGTTGGACTGAGTCAAGAGCGGGATAACGGCATTCGGATTACCAGCCGCAGAACCAAACAAGCTGTAGATACCAAATCTCCAGGCCGGTTTGCTCATATCAAGAGCAGCCACGAACAAGAACGGCCAACCAGAGGTTGGTTCGACTGCTGTGTAGGTATAGGCACCGGGCACACCAGCGAAAGCTGACGGAGCACGAGCCGCAATGACTAATCCGGCTGAGTTACCGGCGAAACCAATCAACTTATCCCCACCAGAGTAGCTGTCGCCACCCAAAGGCTTAGTCGCACCGAACAAACGAGGCGATTGATAAATGTTGACACCATCAACGAAGAGACCCGTTCCAGCAGAGTTGGAAACTTGACCATTGGTTCCAGCATATCCGCCATTCTGGACGATTTGGCTATTTCCATAGACCAAGGTCGAGAATAAGTTATTGCTGGCTTTCATAGCCTGAAGGGTATTCGGAGTTAAAATCGCATAGCGACCACCACGAGGAACTTCCAGATTATCCAAGGCAGCACCAATGTAGGTTAAGGAACCAGTCGGAGCCGCATAGACGAAGTTTGAGGAACTAGCAATCGTTACGGTATTCGTAAAGTAGCTGGAACTGACTTTGTTATAGACATCAACGCTGATACCGTTGGCAACTTGCTTACCAAGGATATTGCCGAAGGTATTGAGGATTTGAGCTTCGCCAATCGTGTCCCATTCCGTAACGTTGAAAACGTGGTCATGACCTTTGGTTTTCACAGTTGCAGTGATGGCACTGGACGAGGCTTGCATGCTTTCCCAGCCATTGGCGAGGTCGTTCATCGCACCAAATTGACTGGTAGCGACACGAGTTGTTATGCTAACGCCTTCACCAGCGACAGCTTCATCGAAGTTACTCGTAAAGATATCACGGGGCGGAAGGTCAGGAGCGAAGGCTGGGAGTGATTTGAAGGCAAACACTTGGAGTGCGCCACCGATATTATTTGCAGATACTGACATTATATTTTATATTTTTATACTCGGTAATTGTTTTTATGTTGTTGATAATTGAGCTTCAGAGTATTCATTAGTTTGTTTCACTCAACTATTTTTTATTTATTTCAGCCGCATAGCTCGTGAAATGGTAAATTCATTCTTTTTAAAGTATTCATCCTTTTCCTTACCATTGGGCATTTGTAAAAATGTTTTATAGATATCCGACTCCTGTTGGATAGGAACGATTTCTTCCGGAGCGAATTGACGAACACCAATATTTCCCAAAGCAATATTAACCTTGCGATTAACCGATTTTTGTTCCACTTCCAACTTAGTTGACAATTCACTGACTTTAGTCTCGTAGTTCTTGGTTAAGTCCCGAACCTTACCATCATAAGTATTTTTTAAATTACTTAGTTGGGTTTCATGTTTTGATTTTACTTCCAGAAAATCGTCAATGGTCTTTTGATAATCGAGAATATCAGCTTCAAGGGCTTGCTTCTCCAATAACCATTCTGACTTTTCTTTTTGTAAAGTTGTAAGGGATTTATTATCGAAAAAGGCCATAAATTATTTTGCTTTTAATTGCTCAATCGTTTCATTGTGAGCCGCATAGAGCATTTGTTTGAAGGGGTCAACTTTGGCTGTAGCCCGTTTACCAAAGAATAAGGACATGTCAACTTTGGCATATTTGCCTTCTTCTTTTTCAACATACTTATCGTCGTAGTTGCCTTCTTTCTTATCCGGAGTTTTTTCTTCCTCTTTCTTGACTTCTTCCTCTTCTTTTTTCCCATCTTCCGGTTCGACTTTCTTTTCTTTCTTCATTTTGCCGCTGCCTTTGCAATGAGCACATTCACATTCGTCATCATCGTTTTCCGGTTTGATTTCAGCTACTTTCGTTTCTTCTTTCTTGACTTCTTCTTCATCTTTCTTCTCAACATACTTATCGTCATAGTTACCTTCCTTTTTTTCGAGGACAGGAGTAGTAGCTACTTCAGTCTTGATAGGTTCCGGTGATTTGATGGTCTTGACAGTGATATTCGGTTTCATAAGGTTATTATATTATATATATTAGTTAAATTTTCTAAAATTCGATTTATTTCAATGTTTCCATTAAAAATTCATCAAAACTATCGCAAACAATGTCCACAAGGCCATTATCCAACGCATCTAAGCCTTCATAGCTTAAACCTTCCATAGCTTCCGGATTGACATCAGGCCGTGTGGCCAAAATTGTATTCTTAAACTTTTCATGTTGTTTTATCACATCTTTCTGCAAGATGGATTGCTCCTCATCGGTTAAAGCCTTGAATTCATGCCCCATTAACTTATATTTTCCAGAGGCTATCGGATTAACCTTAGTTCCATTAGTTTTTAATTGTTCAGTAAGGTCAAGGAGTAACATATAGACACCAATTGAACCCGTTGAGGCCGAATAAGTCGAACCTAATTTTGAGCATTGCGACATCAGCCAATATGAAGCTGAAGCTGAAGCGGTTTCCGTCCAGCCATAAATCTTTTTTTCTTCATTGATATTTTTGATGAGCCGACCCAATTCTTCAATTCCCGTAGTTGTCCCGCCCGGCGAATTAAACCACATATAAATACATTTTATATTGGGGTTGAGATGAGCCGCTTTGAGAGCTTCAGCAATCTCATCCGTGTTGACCATACCCAATAGTTCAGCTTCTTCTTCGCTGACTCCTTTAGCTAAAATACCATTAACTGAAATAATTAAAATGTCTCCGCTCATATCGGGAGTAGCAGTTGGTAAAGAAACGGTTTGAGAAGTCATCAACGGATTTCCGAAGATTTTCCCGTAAAGACCGCCCGCACGAATTTCTTGAAGGCGTTCGACTGTTTTAGCAAAAGAATAAAAATCTTTTTTGGACATCATCCATTTTTCCGAGTAGAGTTGTTGGGCAATTGACATAGATTATGGGGTTGGTTGGGTAGCTAGTGGTGGCGGTGTCTTCTGCAACATAGTTTCACTTAAACGTTGATAGACAATGTTAATGGGAGTATTGGTAGTCGCAGAAATTTCGTTGGCCGTATTGAACCAAAGAATATCTTCAGCCTTCTTCTTGGCTAAGAAATCTTCGACGGGGATATCAATCGTTTGTTCGAGGGTAGCCGTTCCCGCAGCATAGGCTTTTAACTTATCGCCTCTATCATAACTGGAGTTAAGGGATAAAATTGGAGGATGGGTGAAGTCAAATATTTCACCAAGATTTTCATCATCGTTTGGGGGTAAATCACCATTTTTTATAGCTTTGGCAACTGCCCATCCTAAAATAAATTTTGCTGACTTGTCCAATACTTCTTGGCGATGCTCAATGGCCGCATTAAATAATTTAACGACCCCATCTGAGATACGTCCACTAACAGTATCATGGGAAAATAACAGAGCATGGGGGATACCAATACATTGTAATACTTGGGCTTCAAGGTTGGATATATATTTGGTCGTTTGGTCAGCCGGAGTCGTTGAGTTCAACGATTTAATATCACCATCAACGGAGATATAACGGATGGCTGGGTCATTGACTACTCGTAATCCGGTATTGGCCGTTTTTACATTGACTCCTCCTTGGAACCCATTGAGCGATGCCCCATCTTGGTTGAGGTAATCCTGATAGGCTTGACCCTCTTCGTAAGGACCAACCCCTTCAGGTGTTTTCTCGATGAGAGCTACCATACTTTCAATTTTAATTTTCTCCAACATGTATTGTTGAATTTCTTGGAGACTCAATGCCTGAAGGATACCGGCAGAGATAGATGGGAAACCACGGCCTCGGTCAAAGTAAACAGGGTCATAATGTAAGTGAGCTTCATTAGCCGTAAAAATCTGATAATCATTGTTACCCATCATGCTATTAACAACATTGGATGAATTTATAACGCTGTAACCAACTGCTTCCCCTTGCTTATCGTAGATTACTCCATCCGAACTAATCGTATTAGCCCATGGGCCTCGTGTGACAGAACCGGCTCCCGTCAATAAATTAGGGGTAACTACATCCTGCCCATTCCGAGATATAGTTGAGAAAATTCGATGGGATGGAATAATTTGTACTTTGGGTAGACCATTTTTTTCGCCAAAGATTTCTAACATATCGCCATCCGTATCGAGGGCAACCGATTTTAAAAACATCATCGTTTTAAAATCATAATTGCGCCCCCTCATACAAATATTCGGATAAATTACTTCAAGGATATAAGGCTTAACGGACTCCCACCATGCTTTATTTTTTCCAAGGTAGATTGGGTCATAGGCTTTACCAACGGAGAACAAAGCTAAACTACGGATACCCGCATGGATAAAGGGCATTTGTGCTGCCATCTCTCGGCTCCATCTTACCAACAAATCACGGGTGAGGAACCCTGCACCAATTTCCGTATCTTGGTTGACATACATCCGCTGGCGATAACGACCAGCATTGGGAAACTCATAGATAGAGTTATATTGTCCGAAGGCTTTTTTATCCAAGGGATTAACTCGTTTACCAAATTTATTTGTAAGTTTATTAGCCATAAAATTTCATCGGATACGGAGAACCGAAGATTGGCGAACGAGCGTACCATACTTCTGCGGATTTTTCAAATGGAGAAAACGAGAAGTCATGGCCAATAGTTTACCAATTTCAATAACAATTTGTTTCTTGGAACTGACGCCTTCGCCTTGCCACTCCGTATTAGTTTTTATTTCGCCCAATAATTTTAAAGCCTTACTCCGTAAATCCAAAGCCGTTTGCTCGCTATCTATGGCTGGGTCTAAACTATAATACATCCATGACATATCACTCATATCGTTTTCTCCTTACGAAAGATACCATCATAATTATCCAGATAGGCTTTCGTTACTTTCTGTGGATTAACTTGAGGCTGGACAGAATACATCCGACGAGCTTCATCCTTGAGGCTATCTCGGAGTATCTGGTCATCACCTTTGAGGACGTTGGGACAGCCAAAAGTTTTCTTAACTTTGCCGGAGGGTGGAGTTACTTTACAAGATTTGAGCATAGTATGTATTATATATATATTATTGATTAGGAGAAAACCTCATTTTTTATCATTTATTTTTTTGTATCCGTGCCAATCCGGTTGGGTTCTTCACCAAACTTACCGGCCATCATACACATAACAATCGCTTGACATATACAATCCCAGTAGTGGTTATCATCAATCATTTTCTTCCACCGAGTCTTCCGAAGTCCGGTTTTGGCATCGATTACCTCTTGGAGTGCTTCTGCGTTCATTTGTTTGGTAAATTCGGGGTCAGGCGAAGGTAAGACGAGTTTCATGGTTGATTTACCCTCCTTAATATGGTAAAGGGCATTCTTAACATAACTATTTGACCATTCAAACAACCGTGTAAACTGGTTATTGGTTATGGCTGGTTTGGACATCGGAGAATAATAACGGATGAGAATTTCACCATTCGGCATCTTATGCTTATAACCTTCATCACGGTCATCACCCTTCAAACAAGTCCAACCTACTTTTTCGGGAGCACGTTTGGCAAAATTCATTAATTTAGCCCGATTGAAGCTCTCGGCATATACTTCTTTGGCATTGTATCCTGAGTCTACCCCAACGGCTGGCGGGGGAATTTTATATTTTTCCGCAATGGCCGCAATATCATCCCACTTGAGAACGAACCCATGGTCTAATACTCGTATTTCCGTTGGAGAGAAAGCGCAAACGGTATAAAATTTCATACCCCATACCTGCTGATAATCCACCGTTAAAGTTTTAAAGACTTGTTCAGGCCAAGCCGCATCTGGTTCAAAGGAGCTAACAAGGACTTGAGTCTGGTCGACAAACTTCTGGGGAGAGTAGGTTTGACCGAGAACTTGTTGGATAAAAGTTTTTAAATTTAAATTCTGACCATTGGCCTTTTTATCCTTGACGGCTTGCATATACTCAATAGCCTTTTCCTTGAAGGTAATTTTCTGATTGACGAAAGCACACCAGTTATAGGTTTTAACGGCATGGTCGCCACTATCTTTTAATAATATGTATTCCCCCGTCTCATTGAGGTATCTTCGGTTGGCATCAGTATCTTCCAACCCATTGTAACAATGCTCACAATATAATTTAGAGGTTGCCGCTGTCTTATCCATATCGTAGGTACCCGCTTCTTTATCAATCCACACTTTATCCCAACAGATACCGGCATAGTTACCATCTTCCCCAACTTTACCAGCTTCAACCCCATTATCCAATAATTTTGACCAGTGATAAGGTTGAAGCTCCTTACATTCCGGACAACGCCAGCCCCATGTATAACTGAGTCCGGTATCCTCTTTGGATAACTGGTCGCCCTCGATACCGGGGGTTGAGGCAATTATTATTTTTTTATTCTTACCGAAAGCCGTGGTTCTCAATTTAGCTTTCTTGATAACTCCCACATCAAAGAGATGGGCTTCATCCATGATTAAAATTTGAATGGTGGGACCGTGGAGGACCGACTCTTTGGCCGCAACACAGCGAATGGGCATGAGCGGTAAAGTTATACCGCCTTTTTTCACCACTAGATTATTACTTGCCAACATGTCCCGAATAGGTTTACAATTGTCGAAAATAGGTCGGAGTCTTTTCTCGACGAGTTCATAGGCGGCTTCATCGGTTTGGGCAAGTATCATGGTGGGTGAGGGACACTGCGTTATAACGTAGGGTAAATATATTTGAGATAGTAGACTCTTACCACTCTGGCTGGCAGCAATACAATTAATCTGGGAAACATCCGGATTAGTTAAATCGGCCATAGGTTGCCGCAGGTAATTAGATATACTAACATCAAATGACCCTTTCACGGCAAAGAACCCATTAGGTAAATCAATATTTTCCTTTGCCCATTCATCAACCGTCCCCGAAAATGGCGGGTCAAATTGGGCGACAAACAATGCCCGTAATTCTTCATGAAGTTCCGAACTTAGAGTTGCCATGTTTTTAATTCCTTCTCAATTACCTTAAAGATATCAATAAATTCTTCATGGATTATTTTTTCGTAACCCGTACACTTACTTTCCAATTGAAGTTTCTTTTGTTTGAGTGCAGCCGAGAGCAGAGCCGCCAGATTAGCTGTCCATTGACGAATGGCATCCGGTTCAATTACTTCTTTGCGTTTTTTCTGAATATCCAAGTCATAATCGATAAGTTCCCGAATTTTTT